GCGTTGTTTTCGTTCACGCTATCGTTGGTGGATGTGATCCACCACAATAAAGACGCGACGGAAAACGGCGACTGAGTTGGTCCCGTAGGTCCAGGTCCAAAAATCAAGTCTTCCATGCCCGTATAGAACGAGGTCATAAGATCCTGCTCGAGACCTTCAATGTAGTCGTAAATCTGACGACCGCCGGTTCGGAAGATCTCTTCGTCAATGTCGTAATGGTAGTTGTTCGTGGTCAATGCCCACTTCAAGCTACCTTCATCCAGCGTGTTCACGCGAGTCGAAGAGTCACGATGGTACAATCCGACAGTCTGAAAGTTGTCGTTTGTATTCACCTTGATCTTCCACTTGCACTGCGACGTGCTCATGGTGTCCTTCTTCAGGTTACCCGAAAAAAGACGCGATGCGTACTTGTAGCTTTGCAATGGAAGCGACAAGTCCTGCGCTGCGAGCGACTCTTCACCTGCGAATTTTTGCTGAATGCTATTTACAAAGTCATCAATCTGCTCAATCGATAGTGCCATTTGGCTATTTCCTTATTGGTTAAGCCCTTTCGAGTTCCCGATAAAGCCGGTCTGCTTCATCGCGAGGATCGTCCCGCGGAGGCAAAGGCTTCGTTGGACTTCCGCCCTGACGAAGCTGGCTTTGTCTGGAAATCTTCTGGGTCTGTTGTTTTAAAAGTTTCTTTCCGAGTTCATCCGCGAAAACCATTTTGGCTACGCGACCAACCAACTGATCAGTAAGTTCAGCTGGACGACCTAAACGCTCAAGACCGATCAACTGAGCCTTTACAGCCACATGAAGATCCCTTCGTCGCTCGAGCTCCTTCTCCGACTCACTTCCGGTTTTGCCGAACAAGTCGCCGTAACCTAGAGAGTCAACAAAGCTGTCGAAACGCTCCTCTTCGGACTTGGCACTCACATCTGCAAATCGAGACTCCAAAGCCTCCAGCCGAGATTCGTAGTAGTCTCGCATTCGCGAAAACTCATCAACAATCTCGTCGTCGTAAAGATCTTTGCTCAATGAGACCTCGTACCGATTGCCATCCTTCTTGGCAGGTGGTTCTTGATCGTCTTGTGCGGGTTCCTGCTTCTTGGCAAATTGACCCTTCTCGTTTCGAGTAGCGCCTTCCTCGTCATCGGCGATGGCTTTACGGCCAGCCTCAAACGCCTTTTTGTCCAACAATCGCAAAACCCGATCCAACTCCTCGCGACTGGCAAAGTCCTGCAAATCGGACTCATCAATGCCATACGCGGCAACCTCAGCTTTAACCTTACTGTCCACCCATTTGGGTGCTCTCGGCTTTTCGCTGGCATCCTCGCCTTGAACTTCGTCCTCGGCGGAATTACTGCCGGATTTTTCCTTGGCATGTGTATTGTCATCTTCTGCGGTGTCAACAACAACTTCCGCGTCAGACTTTCGAGATCCCTGCCGCTCTGCTTGAACTTCCTTGGCTACAGTTTCAGCGTAAGCAGCAAGATCCTCACTGGTCATGTTTTCGTTCAATTCAACTTCTTCACTCATCGCCAAATCCCCCATCTAAATCTCTAAACCCACGCATTCGTAGAAACTCATTCCGTGCGCGACGACTCGTAAAACGCACTTGACCACTGTCCAATACAGCAGCACCTTGAATGCAATGCTTTTTAATCAGATCGCGAGTCTCTCCGACCTGACTTTTCATAACACCACAACCCTCAGAAATCAAAGGATCGTGATCGGTGTATGTGTTTGACGCCATCGCAGGTCTTGTTAACCAATCGGCTTTCCTAGGAACCAACTGATCAAGCTCTTCGGCAGAAACAAACTTACCCTTGTATTTGAACTTTACTTCACTCATCAACCAATCCCCTGCAACATTGAGTTTCTCTGCTGTGAGTTAACCTGTGGACTTCCACCCATCAGTGTTTGAATCAAAGCATTGTTTCTAGCTGCCTCGGTCCCACCACTACTTACATTTCTTCGAATAGTTTCACGAGTAGTAACTGGAGACTGACGGATTGTATTTTCATCACCACCCAAAACTTCTGCTGGAGATGCAAACGTAATGAACCGCTTAAACTCAGGACGATTTTTCAGTCTGGCGATTTCATCAACGATTGCCTCTGCGTCGATTGATGCTCCCGACGCCTGGAACATTGGCCACAATGGAGCGATCTCACGGAGCACCTGGAACAGCTCTTGTAGCTTCTGCTCTGGAGTTTTGAACACCATCGAGTACGGCTCAACACGAAATTCGTAATCATCGAACGCGCCTTGCCTGTAATCTGGCGTCCAGTCTGAATTAACAGATATGCCAGTATTTCCGATAACCATTGAACTCTTAATTTCAAGAGTTGCGTCCTCCCACATCAGCCTCCCGAGATCCAAAACACAGTCAGACGCAAACGACACAACCGCCATTCGCATATCGGCAACATTTTTAGAAACGTTCCCATGAATTAGCTCTTCCTGCCCAAGAGTCGATGCTTGCTGACCAAGACCTCCCATAGCCTGAAGATTTCCAGCAAATCTGTCGTATTCGCTTTGCAGGAACGTGGCAAGAGCCATATCTCTTTGGTCTACACCACCGCTTTCAAACTGCTTAATTTGCTCAGGGCTTCTCCCTCTGTACCATCCGTTCCTCTCAGCAGTCCTCAGCCTGTCAGCATCGTCCTCCATCCCTGGCGGATAAACATTAACGACTCTATGAGAATCTGAGTCATCTTCCATTCTTCGATGCAGTCGATTCTGAAGATCGTGCATCCCTTTCAAGTTTATTGCCGGAGACGTAGGTATGACGTTATCAGGAGTATCACCAAGCGAAAGAAACTTGTACGGACCACCTTGAGATCCAATCCAGTCTCTCTCGATTAACGGAGGCAAGTCCTGTTGATCGCAAACCATTGTGGCTACAGAGTTGTTCTCCGGGATCCACACGTCCATCAGCCAAATCATGTCTTTGAGATCATCGTCCTGAGCACTTCCCCACTCAGAAGCTATATCTCGTGCAGCGCCAACAGAATCATGATGCTCCCGAGAGGTGGGTTTTATTTTGTTTTTGACCTTTTTGTCGTACCCAGGCTCATCCATGACCTTTTCGAAATCAGCTCGGTAGCGATGTCCGCAATACCGCATTTTGCTCAGCTCTTTTGCTGGCATATCAAGAATCAGGTCATCAAGAGACACGCGATTAAACCACGGCTCGCCTGGATCAAGCCAAACATCTTCCTCGGATTCCAAAACTCCATGGAACCTAGTGTCTGTGTCGCGCATCATCACGACGCCGCAACCAAGGCAGAAAAATGCATCCATTACAATTGCTCGAAAAGTTTTATCGAGCGACATATCACCAATTAGCTTGCCAAGATTTGTCTCAAAACGCCTAGCAAACGGAATCATTTCCGGTCTTGAACTAGACACCAAGACTTTTGGATTATTGGCAGCCAAGGCGATCGTATAGATTCTTGCCGTCTGGTTAATAAGATTAACCAGTGTTTTGCTTTCAGCTCCGGATTCAGCATACCAAGAGCCAACATAATCCTTGATCAGCTCTTTGCGAACTCGACGAAAAGGCTCCAGCGCGTCACGCGATGAGCGTATCGCCTTTAAGAGTCTTCCTCGTTTCTCGGGATTAGCTAGGTCAAACATCTACAGTCGAAAAAATTTCGGATAGTTCCGGTTATTTTCGACTGGGTTTTATCTCCAGCCTTCCCGTCCCGCTGACTCTGTGTCAGCTAGACTTTTTTGTCGCGTACGGCGACTTTATTCCTTCAAGAACAGCTCTTGTGTGTGCAAGGTTCAATGCAGATTGCGAAAAGTGAAGAGCCTTTTGCCCGTCTGGCTGAGCCTTTACTTGGTCAGCAGCTTTTGCAATCGCCGACTCAATCTTTTCGTTCAGATCGTTATCCATAATACCACCGCATCCTTCAGGTTTTATCCTTGAATTGAATGTCCGATCCTAACAACTAGGATCGCAAAACATCGCGTATTCCGTACTTTGGACTTCCGGAATTGACGCTACGCCTCTCCTGACGCTCTCTCCATAAAAAACTACCATACTCTGGATTCTGACCATTTTCCATATCGCTGTCAACTTTATTATCTAAATTATCAGTCGCAAATACAAGCCACGAGCCGGCTGCTGATATCGCTCTGTCTCCGTGATTCTTATCGGTGGCACCTTTGTTTTTTGTCGGAGCATGAATGATTTTTGCTCCATCCCACTCATATTCTCCGCATTCAAGAAGCATCTCAGCGGATCTTGGAATGTAACGACCTTGCTCCATTGCTAGGGCAAACTGCTCAAACATGTCAGCTTTGTCGGAATCTCTGCAAGGAAAACCAGCTTTCCTGCTTTTCTTTTGCGATCCAAGCTGCGTCACATCTCTGTAAAAGACGTTTCCGTAATTGCAAACCTCAACAACTTCTTTGGCAAATCCACCTGAAACGCCAGAGTCTTCCCACCCAATAAGCGCCTTTCGCATCCACAAGCTGAGCCCAACTACCATTCTTGCAAACGGTCTAGGCTCAAGACCTTTAATGGTGTACTCAAGAACCTGCTCCCCAGTTCTGTTGTCGATTCCAGACGCTACGGAATTGGAAGAATAAGCTCCGACACCACCAGAAGCGATGTCACACGCTATCGTGAAAGGACCAAAAGGAGGACTGTTATCTATTCCAGGCTTGAACCACAACGACAACGGACCGTCGTCTCTAGGGATCAAGCCCTTCAACTCAAGAGTTTCCTGGTCAAATACAGGCACCCCTCTCCAAACTGGCTTTCTGCCGTGCTCTCGCTTCATGCGATCTAGGAGATCAGGAGCGAACACCTTGCCGGCTGATCCCTTTGCATCCATATCAAGCTCTCGGGCGATGTATCTCGGAGTCGCACCTGGAATCAGGCAGTGTGAGTCGTACCACGGCGATCTCACCTTGCCGTCAATCTTGTGACCCTTCCTCTCAATAGCCCTAAGCTCTCGCTCGTGCGTCTTTATGTATTCATCGACTTCAGCCTGATCCTCTTGCTTAACCGCTGTAACAACACCATCCTTGCGAATATAAGCTAACCTTGCATGCTCTGGATTGTCTTTCCAGTCGAGAGAAAAAACTCTCGGATTATCCGGATCCATGGCGGATTCGTAAAAAACCCCAGTGTCGGCGCCGAAGGTTGAGCACAAAAAGACACAGTTTGTGACGTGGGCAACACTGGACATGATCTTGTAGTCAACACCACCAGATATAAACTCCTCTGAGCCAACTTCGTCGAACGCAAAAAGCGTAGTTCTGCCACCACGAGCGACGTCAGCCGTTGCAGAAAAACCAATCCACACCGCATCAGTTTTTGGTATGCGAATAGTGTGATCGCTGATGTTTCTGTCGTATTTGTCCAGCATCCAAACAGGAAGCCTATCAAGCATTTCCGACAGCTTGTTCATTACCGCAGACGGATCCTTAGAATCCATCATCTTTTCGTTTCTGGTAACAAGCCCCGAGGAGAATCCTGATTCAGTCAATGCTCTTCTGATCTGAACGCCTAGATACGTATACGTACCGCCCTGAGCTCTGCTTTTCTTGACGGTGACAGAAACAGGATGCTCCTTTTCCATCGCCTCTGTAATCGCGTCATCCATTGCCGTAATGACGGACTCTTGGTGCTTCCATGGAACAAAAGGCTTTGTCTTGATTTTGGCTCGAGGCTCGTGAACCCACAAGGCAAACGCAAAAAAGAACAGCACATCCGTCTCGCATGCCTGAATAAGAGCATCCCTGAATTTTTCATCAACTAACGCTCTTTCGCGACAACGAATACGCCACTTCATGTTCTCAACTATGTCTTTTGGAACAAGGTCGTAGAAAGGCGACGACATCGAATAAATCTCAAACCTTTGCGTCAGTGCATAAAAAAGGGCCACGCAACTTACGTCACGCAGCCCCAGGAGATTTGCTCCCGATGGAAGAGCAGATTAACTATACATCCACAAAACGCCATGTCAACAACAATTATCTAAGCCTCAGAGCATCTTTCATGGTCATGGTTTTGAGTCTAGCCCTTAGCGTAGACTCCTTGATCCCATAGGAACTCGCCCACTGCTTTAGCGTCATCCTCTCGCCAGCATGCTCAACTCCACACTTACCGCACGAGGACGTGTGACCGCTTTGCATGTGATCAAGCCTTACATCAA